ATAGCAAGTATCATAACAGGTCACGGTATTATAATCAATGCGTACTGTTCTGGAACGATTGGACGAGGAGACGGTGTAGCTACATTAGCTGACGGTAACCTAGGACAAGCTTCCTCAGCAGCAAACGCAATCGGTTATTATATTGACCCAAGTGGTGCGCACTCAGGTGCAGCTACATTACAACGTATACTGTATCAGGGGCTATAAGGAGAACATAAAACATGGCAGCATTAAACTCAAATTTAGCACCCGGTGTACTGACGACCCTAAATACAGGAGCGGCAGATGGCGGCGTGGGCGAACGTGTACTTATTGACTATAAAGATGCAATTCAGGACTACAAAGTTGTAGACCTACCTGCATTGTCAATGTTCTGCGACCCTATGACTACAGACACCGGCGGTGATATTGATATCACCTTCGCAAAACCCTCAATGGGTATGGAAGAAATCAACGAAGGAAACACTCCTAAGTACCAACACACCAACTTACGCTCCGAGAGAGTGTCCGTTGATGAGTGGGGACTTGCAGTAGGTGTAACCCGAAGAATGATAGAAGACTCAAGATTCAACGAAGTAGAAATGGCTTTGAACGAAGCACGAAGAGCAGTTGATAGACACGTTACAAAGAACGTTGTTTATGGATTACTCGGTGTCGGAGATTCAACATTAAAAACCGGTGTATCTGGTGGAACCTCAATCGTAGCAGCAACTACGGAAGCAGTTATTACAACTTTCGCAGATGCTCAGTATGGTGGTTTCCTCGGAAGCGGCGGAACTGTTAACTCCGGACGTATCTACTCCTATGGTAACACATCTGACGCAGTATTGACTGGAAGTCACTACGTTGAAGATACCGGTGCCGCAGGAGAAGTTACATTGAGTAAAATAACGGATTCGATGGAATTTATTGGAGGTCACGGGTACAACCCAACAGCTCTTTTAATTTCCCCCGGTCACTACAAGACCATCCTTAACATGGCAGACTTCACAACCGCGGTAGCAAACAGCGGCAGATACGTTCTTGATACACCCGTAGAGAGAACCTCAATCACAGGTCTAATTGGAAGCATATATGGATTGCGTGTATACGTCAATGCATGGTGTCCTCCAGATAGATACTTTGTATGGGATGAATCTGTGAAGCCTATGGCTTATGTTGAGAGAAGGCCATTGACTGTAGAAGAGGCAAACCCCGGTTTCGGAATTGTCGGTTCTTACATGTCGATGAGATACGGATTGAAGGTTGTAAACCCAGCGTCCGGTGTAGTTATCTATAACTCAGGTTAGATAGGTAATTATTAAGGGCGAACAGGAGGGGGCGCCCTAAGCTCCCCTCCACTTAAGTTTATTTTAAAACGGGTCCCCACCTATGCCAGCAAATATATTATCAAGTAAGACCAATTATGGTGCTAACAAAAATTACGTAGAGTCACGTGTCGGTACCGCTTCACAAGGTACTCAAGGAAGTGGGGGAAGCACGGGTGCACAGGGGTCTGTTGGTACTCAAGGGTCTACAGGAGCTACGTCTTCTCAAGGTTCTCAGGGAACTCAAGGTAGTCAAGGAAGCACAGGAACTCAAGGTACTCAGGGAACACAAGGAACTACTGGTACTCAAGGGAATACAGGAACTCAGGGAACTACTGGCACTCAAGGTACAACTGGAACTCAAGGCACAACAGGTACGCAAGGAACTACGGGTACTCAAGGAACGCAAGGAACACAAGGTCCTCAAGGAGCAACTGGAACTCAAGGAACTACAGGTACGCAAGGAACACAAGGAACCCAAGGAACTCAGGGAAAACAGGGACTTTTTGGTGGTAACAGTATAGAATTTAATTACAGTAGTTTCGATATTACTGCTGGTTCTCCGGGCCAAACTAATTATGGATTTAATATAACACTACCCGGTGGTGGTGGTGTACCCAATTATGGCTTAATCTCTAAGGTAGGAATTTCAGACTATGATATTAATACTGATGATGTAAGTGCTTGGAACGATTCATTAGATGATGGTGATAGCACAACTAGAGGACATTTAAGAATATTTAAAACAGATGATTCTACTACATGGGTTACATTTAATATTACAGGAGCTAATGTAGCTGGAGGTACTGGCGTTACAGCATATGAAGAAGTACAAGTACAATATGTTGATAGTAATAGTTATTTTACTAATGGTGATGATTGTGTAATTACGTTTGTTCAGTCTGGAGATAAAGGAACTCAAGGAACTACAGGTACTCAAGGAACTACAGGTACACAAGGAACTACAGGTACTCAAGGTACTGATGGAACTCAAGGAACTACAGGTACTCAAGGAACTACAGGTACTCAAGGAACTACAGGTACACAGGGAGCTACAGGTACACAAGGAACTACAGGTACGCAAGGTACACAAGGTGCTACTGGCCCACAAGGGGCTACAGGCACTCAAGGAGCTACTGGAGCGCAAGGAACTCAAGGTACACAAGGTGCTACTGGACCTCAAGGCGCAACTGGAACTCAAGGAACTCAAGGAGCTGATGGACCACAAGGAACTACAGGTACACAGGGAACGACAGGCACACAAGGAACTACAGGTACGCAAGGAACTACTGGTACGCAAGGCGCAACTGGAACTCAAGGAACTCAAGGCACACAAGGTGCTACTGGACCTCAAGGCGCAACTGGAACTCAAGGAACTCAAGGAGCTGATGGACCACAAGGTGCTCAAGGTATTCAAGGAATAACAGGACCTCAAGGAACTGACGGAACTCAAGGAACACAAGGAACTCAGGGAACTTTAGGTACTCAAGGAACTACAGGAGCTCAAGGAACTACAGGAACTCAGGGAACTCAAGGAACTATAGGAACACAAGGAACTCAAGGAGTTCAAGGAACTGATGGAATAAGAGGAGGTACAAGATATGATTTCTCTACTACTACTACCGAGGCAGACCCCGGAGCAGGAATCTTTAGATTTAATCATGGTACTTTTGCTTCAGTTACAGAATTATATATAGACGACAATGATGCTGACGGTACTACACAAACCGATTGGTATGCAACATGGGACGATTCTTCTAGTACCATTAAAGGTACTATTATTATACAATCAGCGGATGGAAGTGATGCTTCCTATGCTTCAATGCAAGTAACCGCTATATCAGATGAAACAGGTTATTATAAAATAACAGTTACTCCTGTAGAAGGTTCAGGAAACCCACCCTTTAGTAATGCTGAAGAGTGTGTTTTAGAATTTAATAGGACAGGAGATAAAGGTACTCAAGGTACAACAGGAACTCAAGGAACTCAAGGAATTCAGGGAATTCAAGGAACTACAGGAACTCAAGGCACTACAGGAACTCAAGGTACTCAAGGCACTCAAGGTATTCAGGGAGTAACGGGAGCTCAGGGCGCTACTGGAACACAGGGAACAACGGGGACCCAAGGAACTACAGGAACGCAAGGAGCTACCGGTGCTCAAGGAACTACTGGTACTCAAGGAACACAAGGAACTCAAGGAATTCAAGGAGCTACAGGAACACAAGGAGCTACCGGTGCTCAAGGAACTACAGGAACTCAAGGTACTACTGGTACTCAGGGCGCTATTGGAACACAAGGCACAACGGGGACTCAAGGTGCAACAGGAGCGCAAGGTGCTACTGGAACTCAAGGAACTACTGGTGCTCAAGGTATACAAGGAACTCAGGGAATTCAAGGAACTACAGGAACTCAAGGAACTACTGGTACTCAGGGAACTACAGGTACTCAAGGTACTGATGGAACTCAAGGAACTACAGGTACTCAAGGTACTGATGGAACTCAAGGAACTACTGGTACTCAAGGAGCTACTGGAGCGCAAGGAACACAAGGAACGCAAGGAACTACAGGAACGCAGGGAACTACGGGAACGCAGGGAACTACGGGAACTCAAGGAACCACTGGTACACAAGGAGCTACTGGAGCACAAGGAACTACTGGTGCTCAAGGAACTACAGGTACGCAAGGAACACAAGGAACACAAGGTGGAATAGGTTCGCAAGGTACTGCTGGTACTGTAACTGGTGGTTCTCAAGGTTCGCAAGGTATTACAGGAACAGGATTTAGAGGGGGAACTGAATATGAATTTAGTACTACTACAACAGATTCGGACCCCGGTGCTGGTAAGTTTAGACTTGACCATGCTACCTTTACTTCTGTAACTCAAGTATTTATTGATGATACTGATGCTAACGCTACTGATATGCAAGCCTTTATGCGAACTTGGGATGATAGCTCTAGTACTATAGAAGGACATCTAATTTTCCAATCCAAAGATATATCAGCTGGTAATTATTGTGTTATGCAGATTACTGGTATCACTGAAGCTTCAGGATACTTTAAGATTGATGTAACACCTCTCAGCACTTCTGGAAATCCACCATTTGCTAATGAAGAAGATTGTGTTTATCAGTATACAAGAAGTGGGGACAAAGGAACTCAAGGAACTCAAGGTGCAACGGGGACTCAAGGAACACAAGGCACTCAAGGAACTCAAGGTACACAAGGAACTACAGGAACACAAGGAACTACAGGAACACAAGGAACGACTGGAACTCAGGGAACAACTGGAACTCAAGGAACAGACGGAACTCAAGGAACTACAGGAACACAAGGAACTACAGGAACACAAGGAAC